ATACAAGACTTACAGAAGTCTGTTTGGTATATTAATAAGTTAATAGAACATTACGAGAACTTATGAAGATAGATAAACAAAAATTAGAACAGAAGATTAAGGAAGGTAAATCATCACATGATATTGCTATGACTTATGATGTGCATCCATCTACGATCAGAAGAAAGGCTAAAGCATTAGGTCTAAAGTTTCAAACACAATCACACTGGAGAAAGGGATGACTGTAAGTATTGATATTAAAACTAATGCTAAAGAATTAGAAAAGAAGTTAGGTATGTTTCAGAAGAAGCATATGCCTGAGATAGTTAGCGATTCAATCAATGAGGTTGGTGTTAAGTCAGTTAACGCTATGAGATCACAATTACTTAAGAAGTTAGATAAACCAACTAAGTTTACATATACAGGTGTTAAGTTATTTAAAGCTAAAGCAAGAGTCTTATCAGCATTAGTATTCATACCTGATATACAAGCTAAGTATTTAGAGAAACAATTTGAAGGTGGTCTTAGATTACCTGAGAAGAATAAGATACCAGTACCAGTAGACAAGGCTAAGATCAATGCATTTGGTAATATAAAAGGTAAAAGAACTGGATTAATCAAAAGAAACACTGAGTTTATGGGTAACGTTAAAGGTATTGATGGTGTATGGAGAAGAGTAGGTGGAAAACGTAATCCTAAGTTAAAGCTCATAGTTGCATTTGAAAATTCAGTATTCTATAGAAAGCGTATTGAGTTCTATAAAACAGTTAAGGGTGTTGTGCAAAAGAATATGGATAAGATATTAAATAAGAACCTGAAGAGGGTAGTTGGCAAATGATAGGTTCTTCTACAGCATTCAACGTGGGTTATTCGCGACCACAGTTTTTTTCTAGCGACAGTCCAAATCTAATAGGGTAATAAACGCACTGTATGGCTACACAAAGAGAAGTTGCAGACCATTTGGATTTATCAGTCAAAAGAGTCTCAGAACTCATTAGAGATGGTATCTTTCCCTCAAAACAGGGTAGAAGTCCTCTAAATATAGATGTTTGCAGAGTTGCATACATTTCGTACCTTAGAAAGCTAGGTGGTTATCACAAAAGAAGTGGTACTGGTGATATTGCAGAAGAAAAAACTAAACTTACTGCTGCTCAAGCTAGAAAAGCAGAATTAGAAGTAGAGGAATTAGAAGGCAACCTAATACCAGCACAATTAGTTGAAGATACTTGGGTTGATTATGTAGCTAATGCTAGAGCAAGGCTATTAGGGCTACCATCAAGAATCGCACATCAAGTAATTACTGTAGATAAGTATGCTGAAGCAGAATTAATAATAAAAGAACAAGTGCATGAAGCACTAAACGAGTTAGCTCAAAATGGAATACCTCAAAAATATAGAAAAGGTGATACAGGAGACGAATCAGACATGGACTCCACCACCCAATCTGAAGATTAGTGACTGGTCAGATAACTATAGACGTTTATCTCCTGAATCTTCAGCAGAAGCAGGAGCATGGAGAACTGATAGAGCACCTTATCAAAGAGAGATAATGGATTCTTTCAATGACCCTGATATACAAAGAATAGTATTTATGAAATCTGCTCAAGTTGGTGCAACTGAGATATTACTAAATGTCATTGGTTACTACATAGACCAAGACCCAGCTCCAATGCTAATCATGCAACCTACTTTGCAAATGGCACAAGCATTTAGTAAAGATAGGCTTGCTACTATGATTAGAGATTCTGAAAAGATAAGAGATTGTGTAAAAGACCCAAGAAGTCGTGATTCAGGAAATACAGTTTTATCTAAAAAGTTTGCAGGTGGTAATCTAAACATTGTTGGTTCTAATTCTGCATCAGGACTTGCATCAAGACCAATTAGAATTGTATTAGCTGATGAGGTTGATAGATACGAACAATCAGCAGGAGCAGAAGGTGACCCAATATCACTTGCAACTAAAAGAACAACTACCTTTTGGAATAAAAAGATATATATGTGTTCTACTCCTACAATCAAAGGACTATCAAGAATAGAAACTGCTTTTGAAGAATCAGATAAACGCTACTACCATGTTCCTTGTCCTGAATGTAATGAGAGTCAAGTTCTTAAATGGAAGAATGTAGTTTGGGATGAAGACAAACCTGAAACAGCTTCTTATGCTTGCGAACATTGTGGTTCAGTAATAGATGAATCAAAAAAACAATGGATGTTAAAACATGGTGAATGGATTGCATCAGCACCTAAATCAGATACAGCAGGATTTCATATATCAGAACTATATTCAGTTTGGTCTACTTGGGCAGATATGGCTAAATCATTTCTTGAAGCTAAAAAGAATCCTGAGATGCTAAAGACTTGGATTAATACTGCTCTTGGTGAATCTTGGGAAGAACAAGGTGAAGCTGTTGAATATGAAACATTACTAGAACGTAGATTGAATTATGATTACACAACTATTCCTGAAGATGTTTTAGTTTTAACTGCTGGTATTGATACGCAGAAGGATAGGTTGGAACTGCAATTGGTGGGATGGGGTAAGAATTATGAAGCATGGGTTTGTGATTACAAGATATTTTGGGGTGACCCAAATGCTATGAATGTTTGGAATGATTTAGATGCTTATCTAAAGAAAAGATTTAAAACTGAATCAGAAAGATTAATACCTATATCATGTTGCACGATTGACTCAGGTGGTCATCATACCAATATGGTTTATCAATTTACTAAACCACGACAAGCTAGAAGAATCTTTGCAATTAAAGGTTTATCTCAAGCTGGTAAACCAATAGCAAATAGACCTACATTTGTTGGAAAGAATAAAGCTGTTCTTTATGGTGTTGGTTCTGATAGTGCAAAAGAAGCTATTTTTGCTAGATTGTCTACTGAACCTGAAAATACTACTTTGCATTTCTGCTCTGACTTAGATGAAGAATACTTTAAGCAGCTTACAGCAGAAAAAAGAATCACAAAGTTTGTAAGAGGTAGGAAAACGCTAGTTTGGAAGCAAGTAAGACCAAGAAACGAAGCATTAGATACGTTGGTATATAACTTTGCTGCTATCTATATCTTGAATCCTAACTATGACTCTATTGAGAATAAAATACTTACCCAAGAGTCAAAACCAAGAGAAAAACCACAAAATAGACCACAAAGAGGTATAAATAGAGGAAATTTCGCTACTTCTTGGAAATAATTGCACTTTTTTTCACTTTTTTATATACATTTATATATTTATATGTATAATAAGTAGTATACATTTTAATAAGGAGTTAAAAATGAAAAGAAATACAAAAGAAGTAAACCAAGTTAAATTACTTAGACAAGCACATACATCATTATCAAAAATGGCTGGCAAATTAAATAGAGATGAGTTTAATGTAATGGTTAGAATTTTCTCTAAAGAATTACATACTAATATTTTACTTTTACACTGGTCAGAATCAGATGAGTTGTTAAATTTAATGGAAGCAGGAAAACTTACTAATAGTGCTGCTGAAAGATTAGCACAATATGGTGGAAGAATAGAAACTGCTGATGGTAATTGCAAAAGATTCATAATTGCAGGTAATGGTTTTCCTGTATCTTGGGAAGATGCAGCATAATCCCACCAAAATCACAAAAGGCTCTTAATTGAGCCTTTTTTATTTTTTCCCTTTTTAATATTGACAAGAGCTTAATGCACATTAGTGTTAGATGTAGATATATCTAAAACATTTATGAGGTTTTTGCTTGAGCAACAAATTTGATTCAACAAATTATCCACCCCAAGTTCCTACTGAACTTCAGTTGGGAGACTATTGGGCATGGAAAAGAGAAGATTTAGCTAACGATTATCCAGTAGCAGATTATTCATTATCTTATGAATTTAATCTTGTAGATGGAAGCACTGCTTCTAACTTTACATTAACTGCAACTGAGTCAGGTGACACTTATTTAATTGAAGCTAGTAATACATCTTCTTACACTAAAGGTAATTACAATTGGGTATCTTACATAACTAGAAGTTCTGATTCTGCAAGAGTCAAACTAGAAGAAGGTTTTGTAGAAGTCCAAGATAATTATGCAACTACAACTGCTTCAGTTAGAAGTCATGCAAAGATTGTTTTAGATAGTATCGAAGCAGTTATTGAGAACAGAGCAAATATTGACCAATCATCTATGTCTATAGCTGGTAGGTCTTTATCAAGAATGTCTATAGACGAACTATTAACTTTTAGAGATAGATACAAAGCTGAATATCTTAAAGAAGTTAAAATACAAAGAATTAAAAATAAACGTGGGTCAGGAAATACTATCAAGGTTAATTTTGGTAAAGTTGCTGGCTCAACTCCTAAGAGTTACACATAATGGCATGGTATAACAGAATATTAGGTATTAACGAACCTAAGAAAAAGAAAAGACAAGCATATAGAAGAAGCTATACAGGAGCTAACACTGGAAGATTGTTTGCAGATTTTGTTACCACATCTACAAGTGCTGATGCTGAAATAAAAGATAACATAAGAATTCTAAGAGATAGAGCAAGAGAATTAGCAAGAAACGATAGCTATATTGCTAGATACTTAAACCTGATGGTATCTAATGTTATCGGTAAGCATGGCATAAGAGTTAGCTCTAAGGCTAGGAACGATAATGGTTCACTAGACATTGGAGCTAACCTGCTCATTGAACGTGCTTGGAGAGAATGGGGTCAAGTCGGAAGTTGTACTACTAATGGAAGATTATCATTCTTAGATTGTCAAAAAATATTTGTTGAATCACTATGTAGAGATGGTGAAGTATTAATCAGGAAAATAAAAGACAGCAATTCACCTTTTGGTTTCCAGTTACAGTTTTTAGAAGCAGACCATTTAGATGAAAATAAAAATGATGTTTATAAAGCTACTGGCAACAAAGTTAAAATGGGTGTTGAAGTAGATAAGTATGACAGACCAGTTGCTTATCATTTATATAAAGACCATCCTTACGATAGAGTTTATTTAAGTCAAGCACAACACATTAGAGTACCTGCTGATGAGATTATCCATGCTTACCTACCTACTAGAGCAGAACAAACTAGAGGTGTTTCTTTGGTTGCTACAGCTATGGCTAATGTGAAAATGTTAAATGGTTATTTAGAAGCTGAGATAGTTGCAGCTAGAGTTGGTGCATCTAAGATGGGTTTCTTTACTTCACCTGATGGTGATGGTTATGTTGGTGATGGTGAATATGAAGATACATTTAATCCAACAATGAATGCTCAGGCTGGTGTATTTGAACAATTACCTAGTGGTATGGACTTCAAAGCATTTGACCCTACGCATCCAACATCTGCTTTTGATTCTTTTACAACAAGCGTACTTAGAAGTATAGCTTCAGGTTTAAACATTTCATATCACTCGCTTTCCAACGATTTGACCTCAGTCAATTATTCAAGTATCAGGCAAGGTGCTCTCGAGGACAGAAGTATGTATCAGATATATCAACAATTTGTAATTGAGCATTTTGTAAATCCAGTATTTCAATCTTGGTTAGAGATGGCTATATCAACTGGATATATTAATTTACCAATGGGTAAATATGATAAGTTTGCTAGGTCAGTAAATTACATTCCAAGAAGTTTTGCTTGGATTGACCCATTAAAAGAAATGCAAGCTAATGTAATAGGTTTACAAAATGGAACACTTACCTATTCTGATATTTCTGCTTCTTATGGTAGAGATACTGAGGAATTATTTGAACAACATCAAAAAGAAATAGAACTAGCTAAACAATATGATATTGAATTAGCTTATCAACCATTTGGTCAAAAATTACCTGTAGAAGCTAAGATACAAGGTGGGGAAGAGGAAGACGATGGCTAGACCAACTGAAGGCATGAAAGTTGAAGCTCAAAAGGGTTTGGACTGGAGAGAAGAGTTTGGTCGTGGTGGTACTAGAGTTGGTGCTGTAAGAGCAAGACAAATAGTGGCTGGTGAAAACCTATCTGATGAAACTATCAAAAGAATGTTTAGCTTCTTTTCAAGACATGAAGTAGACAAACAAGCAGAAGGTTTTAATGCTGGTGAAGAAGGTTATCCTTCTAATGGTAGAATAGCTTGGGCATTATGGGGTGGAGATGCTGGCTATAAATGGTCAACAACAAAAGTCAACCAAATGAAAAAAGAAGAAGAAAGAGCTATGCCTGATGAATTAAAGATTGGTGATTTTGTAAGTTGGAATAGTGCTGGTGGCAGAGCTAGAGGTAAGATAATAAAAATAGAAAGAGATGGGTCAATTAATATTCCAAATAGTGAATTAACTATTACTGGAACTGAGGATGACCCTGCTGCATTAATACAAGTTTATAGAAGTGGTGAACCTACTGATATTGAAGTAGGACATAAATTTAGCACTTTAAGAAAGATTAATCCCATTAGGGATTTTAACGATTTCAATTCTAACGAATTGGAAAAACATCCTTTATCAACAAATAAAGAGGAGAAATCTATGAATAAAGAAGATAGACATATCCTCAACGTGAATGAGACTGATGATTCTGTAATTATTGAGTTCTCAAAGCACCACGAGGATGAACAAGAAGGTGAAGAAGTAGAAATGCTAGACGAAGTATCTATGGAACATGAAGATGAGGAAAGAAAAGTAATTGATATGCCTATGAAATATAGAACTATTGATTTATTTAGAGATTCTCATATTGATGAAGAAAAGAGAATGGTTCGTGTAGGTGTTTCTTCTGAAGAACCTGTTGAAAGAAGTTTTGGCATGGAAGTGCTAGGACATTCTGCTGGAGATATAAACATGGAGTTTATAAATTCAGGAAGAGCACCATTATTGCTTGACCATGATATGACTAAGCAAATTGGTGTAATCGAAGAATTCAAATTAGATGAGACAGCAAAGAGGACAACTGCTGTAGTTAGATTTGGAAAATCTGCTTTAGCTCGTGAAGTATTTGAAGACGTAAAAGATGGTATTCGTATGAATATATCTGTTGGATATCGAATCGATAAATTAGAACGCTATGAACACAAAGATGAGACTTACTATAAAGCTCAGTGGACTCCTATGGAAGTATCTTCTGTATCTGTCCCTGCTGACCAGTCAAGACTTGTTGGAGTTGGTCGTAGTAAAGATAAACAAAATAATAACATTGAGGTAAAACTAATGGAAAATGAAAAGAAACAAGATATTAATCTTGACGAAGTTAGAGCTCAAACTGTTGAAGATGCTAAAGCTGAATTTAAAAGAAATTCAAAAGAAATCATTGATTTAGCTGTTAAGCACAACAAAAGAGATTTAGCTGACAAAGCGATTAGTGATGGTATCTCTGTTGCAGAATTTAGAGGAATTTTATTAGAAAATATTTCTAACAATACTCCTTTAGAAACTCCTTCAGAAATTGGCATGACTAAAGAAGAAGTTAGAGAGTTCAGTCTAGTAAAAGCTATTAGAGCTATGGCTAACCCATCTGACAGACAAGCACAGAAAGATGCAGAATTTGAATTTGAATGTTCTGCTGAAGCTGCAAGACAGTATGGTAAAGATGCTCAAGGTATCATGTTGCCTGCTGAAGTCCTAAGAACTTGGGGTAAAAGAGACATCAACTCTTCTGATGATTCAACACTAATAAGTGAAGATTACAGAGGTGGAGATTTTATTGATGTATTAAGAAATGAATCTTCAGTAATGCAAGCTGGAGCTACTATGCTTAGAGGTCTTCAAGGGAACGTAGTTATTCCTAAGAAAACTGCTGCTTCATCTGCTGGCTGGATTGCTACAGAAGGAACTGCTGCTTCTGAATCAGAATTTACTTCAGGTTCAGTAACAATGTCTCCTAAAGTAATCGGTGCTTTCACTGATGCAACAAGACTCTTATTACAACAATCTTCATTAGATGTTGAGAACTTAATCAGAGATGACCTAACAAAATCAATCGCTACTGCAATTGACTTAGGTGCTTTAGCTGGTTCAGGTTCAAGTGGTCAGCCAACAGGTATTGCTAATACTTCAGGTATTAACACTACTACATTTGCTGCTGCTAACCCAACATGGGCTGAAATTGTAGCTATGGAAAGTGCTGTTGCTAATGACAATGCTTTAACTGGTTCTTTAGCTTATATCTGTAGACCTGCTGACTTTGGTACTTTGAAAACAACTGAAAAAGCAACTAATACTGCTCAGTTTGTTGTTTCTCCTGATAACACTATGAATGGTTATAATGTTGTTAGAAGTAATCAAGTAACAAGTGGTGATTTCTACTTTGGTAACTTTGCAGACTTATTAATTGGTATGTATGGTGGACTAGATATTACTGTTGACCCTTATGCATTATCAACTTCAGGTGGAGTAAGAATTGTTGCTCTACAAACTGTTGATGTTGCTGTAAGACACGCAGTTTCTTTCTGTAAATCAAGCGACTAATTAACTGATGCTTAAATGGAATGGGGGTAGCAATACCCCCAACTTAAATATGAAAAAATACAAAATATTAACAGATACAATGGCTGGTGGTTCTAAAGTTCATGCTGGCGATATAGTTGAATTACCTGAACATGAAGGTCATGCTTTATGTGGATATGGTAAAGCTGAAGTTCATGTAGGTAAGCCTAAAGCTGAAAAACAAGATAGAAGCGTAGGTTTAGAAACTTCAAAAGTAAAAGCTCCTAAGACTAGAGCTAAAAAATAAATCATGCCTTTAGAGAGTGCATTAGATTTTAACGCCTATGTTGATACAACAACAGGTCATGGTGTTACTGCCACTTTCTTTGAAGTCCAACAATCTTTATGGGATGACTTCCCATTAATAGATACCCTTTTTGATATTGATTCAGGATTCTCTAAAAATATTAATATCATCATTGACCAAGAATATTTCAATATAGAAGGTGGTACTGTTCCTGTTGCTGGTTATCAACCAAGAGCAATAGTTAAAGCATCTGATGTACCTTATATATCTCAACAAGATAAATTAAGAGTTGATGCAATAACAACTGATAAAGGTAATGTTTTAAAACCAACAACTACATTTGTTGTTAAAACAGTTGAACCTGATAATACAGGTTTAGTTTCTTTGGTGTTAGAGGAAGAATAATGTCTCAATTTAGATTAGAAACTGAATTAGATATGGCTGGATATTTAGATATTAATTTTGGTCATGGGGTTTCTGCTGTTTATACAAATTCAGGTACTTCTACAACAATTAATATTATTTTAAATAATGAATATGTAGAACAAGAAGAAGGCATTGGTGTAGAAGCATTAAAACCAATAGCCTATTGCAGAACTATAGATGTACCAAATATTGCATTTGGAAATAGATTAGATGTATCTGCAATAAAAGATACAAATGGTAATATACTCAAAGCAGCACAAAGTTATACTGTTGTTAATATACAAGCAGATAGAACAGGTTTCAGTGCATTAATGTTAGAGGAAATATAATGGCAAATCATATAAGACAACAAATAAGAGAAAAGTTTGGAACTACTTTAACTGGTTTAACTACGACTGGTTCAAGAGTTTATGAGTCAAGGGTTTATCCATTAGAAACAGTACCAGCATTAGTTATCTATACTAAGTCAGAAACTTCTGAACCAATAGTTATAGGTACTGATAGGGTTATGAGTAGAGAATTATCAGTAGTAGTAGAAGGATATGCAAAAGCTACTAGTGACTTTGATGATACTATTGATACAATATCAAAAGAAGTTGAAGAAGCAATAGCAGCAGATAGAACTTTAGATGGATTAGCTAAAGACTGTTATTTAGAATCAACAGAAATAGAGTTTAATGGTGAAGGTGAAAAACCACTAGGATATGTGAGTTTAACCTTTTTAACAAATTACTATGTTCAGGAAACTAATCCTGATGTAGCAGTATAGGAGACAATTATGAAAATGATTAGTCCTGATGGCAAAGTTTCTATAAAAGCTCATCCTTCTAAGGTTGAGTCTTTATTGAATATGGGTTGGAAAGAGGAAGCAGTCCATTCGCAAGATAAAATTAAATCTTCTTCTAAGAAAAAGTCGAAAGACGAGGTAGAAAATGGCAACACATAAAGGAAGTGAAGGAACTGTAAAAGTCGGTTCTAATGCTGTAGCTGAAATTAGGTCTTATTCTATTGAAGAATCTGCTGATACTTTAGAAGATACTTCAATGGGTGATTCTGCTAGAACGTATAAATCATCATTGACTTCTTTCTCAGGAAGTTTAGATGTATTTTGGGATGAGACTGATACTAGTGGTCAAGGTGCTTTAACTATTGGCTCAGAAGTAACTCTTAATGTATATCCTGAAGGAGATACATCAGGTGATACTTATTATACTGGTTCAGCTATTGTTACTGGTGTTTCAAGAAGTGCATCATTTGATGGATTGGTTGAAGCTAGTATTTCAGTACAAGGTACTGGTGCATTAACATCAACAACAGTATAAGACAATGTCAGCAATAGATAACGCAAAGAAACATTTTGCAGAGCAAGATGTAAAAGTAATCGAAGTGCCTGAATGGGGTGATGAGAATAAACCTCTTAAAATATACAGTAAGCCATTGACGTTAGCTGAAACTTCTAAGCTCTATAAAATGAGTAAAGAAGATGATTTAACGATGATGGCTTATGTTCTTATTTACAAAGCACTAGATGAAAATGGAGATAAACTATTTGATTTAGCAGATAAAAATGCTTTATTAAACAGTGTTGATAGAGAGATATTAGTTAGCGTAGCGACTCAAATTATGGGTCAAGAACCTATTGAGGACACGAAAAAAAACTAATAAAGGACTCTAATTTATATGTGCAATACGCACTAGCTGAAAAACTTGGTAAAACCTTACAAGAGATTCAACAAATTAGCGTCCAAGAATATCAAGGATGGATAGCTTACTTAGAGTTAGCTGAAGAGAAACGAAACAATGGCAAATAAAAAGGTAAAGTTTGAATTAACAGCAGTAGATAAGACTAAGGCAGCTTTTGATAAAGTTACCAAAGGATTAAAAACTGTTGGTGGAGCTGCTGCAACAGCATCTAAAGGTGTAGCAGGTGTTGGTTTAGCTGCAACAGCTACAGCAGGTGCTTTAACTATACTTGTTAAAAAATCTTTTGATTTTATTGATGCTATTGGCAAGACAGCAACAAGAACTGGTATTGCAACTTCAACTATACAAGCATTCCATTTAGCTGCTAGAGAATCAGGAACAAATATAGAGGGTGCTAATAAAGCATTAGAAAAATTTGCAAGAAGTGTCGGTGATGCTCAAAGAGGATTAAAGACACAACAAGATATATTTAGAGCTATTAATGTTGAATTAGTAGATGCTGCTGGTAATTATAAAACTACAGACCAAATATTAGCTGAAACAGCAGATGGTATTTCAAAGCTAGGCTCACAAACTGAAAAGGCTACAGCTTTAGCAAATTTATTTGGTAGACAGGGTATATTACTTACTAGTGCTATAGAAGATTTATCTGAAAGAGGTTTAGATGGATTTATACAAAGAGCAGAAGATTTAGGGATTATATTATCAACAAAAGTTATTAGAAGAACTGAAGCATTTAATGATGCTATTGGTGTACTTGGTATGCAAGTAAAAGCTGTTAGAGATAATATTACAACTGCTTTTTTACCAGCATTAGAAAAAATGCAAAAAATGATAGCTGAAAGATTTGAAGAGATACAAAAATCTGCTGGTGGTTTTGATAAATTGGGTATGAATATTGCTAATGCAGTTATAGAAGGAGTTGCTTCTGCAATAAAAGCATTAGGAGAATTTCAATTATCATTAGCAACCTTATCAGTAAATTTAGACACTTTATTGCCTAACATGACTTTAAAGTTTGCTAATTTTGCACAAAAAATAATAGACCTTTTACCTGCAACAAAAGCTGTAGCAACAGCAATGGAAATAGGTTTGATTCAAGCACAAGCAAAACTTGCTATAAAAACAAATGAATTAATTGAGGGTAATACTGAGTTTAGAGATAAGGCTTATGCATTAGCTAATGGATTGCTTGATTTAAAAATTACAGAAGATGATTTAATTGATTCTACTAATAAACTAACTAATGGAACTAAAGCATCTGCTGATGCTATGTTTGATGCAATGAATCCATTAACTGCATATAAAAATTCTTTAGATGAAGTTGGAAAGTCTTTAGATTCAATAGCAGTTAATTCAATGAAAAAATTTGAGGATTCAATAGTTGAGGGTATAAAGACTGGAAAATTAGCATTTAAAGATTTTGCAGATTATGTTGTAGAACAATTAATAAGAGTAGCAATTCAACAATTAGTTATAGCTAAAATTGTTGACCCTTTTAGAGCTTTTATTGGTGGTGGCAATATAGGTGATACATTAGCTAATGTTGGTAGTGCTGTTGATGGATTTCAAAATTTTGAAGGTGGTGGTTATACAGGTATGGGAGCAAGAGCAGGTGGTTTAGATGGTCGTGGTGGTAAATTAGCTATGGTTCATCCAAATGAAACTGTTATTGACCACACTAAAGGTCAAAGCATGGGTGCTACAGTAAACTTCAATATATCAACAGTAGATGCTGCTGGATTTGACCAGTTATTAGCATCAAGAAAAGGATTAATAACATCAATCATAAACAATGCCATGAATAATCAAGGCAAAATGGGAGTCGTATAATGTCAGGACAATTTCCAACATCTCCTAATTTTAGAAGTTTAAATTTTAAAGATAATAGACCTACTTTATTGAATCAGACTTTATCAGGTAAAAAACAAGTCAGACAAATAGGGAGTCAATATTTTTCTTTTACAGTGCAAATGCCACCTTTACAACAAGAAAAGGCTCAAGAAGTATTTGCATTTTTACAAAAACAAAAGGGTTCTTTTGAGGACTTTACTATAGTTGCACCATTAGATAATTTAGGTGCAGGCAAGTCAGAAACAGATATTCAGGTAGTTGGAGCACATACATCAGGAGATGCTTCTATAGCCTTAGATGGCTTTACAGCTAGTCAGACAGGTGCTTTAAAAGCTGGTGATATAATTAAGTTTGCCAATCATAGTAAAGTCTATATGGTTCAATCAGATATTGATTCTGATGGTAGTGGAGCATTAACTGTTCTAATATCACCAAATCTAGTAGCATCTCTAGCAGATAATGAAGCTGTTACTGTAAACAAACCTAGTTTCACTGTTTATCTTGAAAATAATGAGATTATGTATTCAACAGATGCTAGTGGTTTTTATAGTATTTCATTTGATGTTAGAGAGGTTATAACCTAATGCCTAGAAGTTTATCATCTGCTTTACAAACTCAAGTATCATCAACAGCAACTAAAACAGCTTTTTTAGTTGAGCTAAATTTATCATCTACTATTAGATTAACTGATTGGTATTCTAATGTTACTTATGATTCTAATAGTTATGAAGCTGGTGGTTCTTTTTTACAAGTTGATGCAACAACTGAGACTGGTCAATTACAAGTAAATGAGATTGGCATTAGATTATCTAATGTAACAAATCAAATAAGAAGTTTAGTAGAAGATGGTGCATTTACAGATAAAGAAGTAGAGATATATCTAGCTTATTTTAATTCAGATGAAACTATAGTAGGTGCAATTAGTTTTTTTAAAGGACAAATAAGAAATGTTGGTATAAATGAAACTATAAATGATTCAACAATAAATCTCACTGTAGCTTCACATTGGGCAAACTGGAATTTAACTAAAGGCAGACATTTTTCTGATGAATCACAACAATCATTTAGTTCAGGTGATAAAGGTATGGAATTTGCTACACAAACTAAAGATGATGTTAGGTGGGGTAAATAATGGGTTTTTTAACTGGATTATTAACTTTTTTAGGAGTTGGAGCTACTACAGCAGCAACTATAGCTAGTGTTGTATCTTGGACTGTAACGCTTGCCACTTTAGCAGTTGGTGTTAAAGGTTATAGGCAAATGAAAGATATGCAGGCTCAAGGTCAGGTTATTATGGCTAACAAAACCTCTGCTGGTGGCAAGATACCTGTTATATATGGTACTAGAAGGGTTGGTGCTCAGGTCATATATATGGATGTAAATGCTAATGATTCAAGAGATTTATATGTAGTCTATGCTTTATCAGTTGGTGAATGTGATGAAATACTAGGAAGAACTATTGAGCTAGATGGTAATCCTTTAACTGATTCAGCTAGATTTAGAGATGGTGGTTACATTGGCTCAGATAAAATATCTTCAGGAGCAGGTTCTTTAAATACAGTTTCACAAAATGGTACTGGAATTGATGTTGGTGGTGGTCAATTTGGTACAAGTCCCACATCTAAATATAGATATGTTATGAACCTACATCATGGAGCTGCATCACAAACAGCAGACCCAATGTTGGTTGCATCTATGCCTAATTGGACTTCAGCACATAGATTAGATGGTATTTGTTATATAGCTGCTCATTATGGTTATGATAAGGAAGGTATTTGGTCAGGAGTTCCACAATTAACAGTACAAGTAAGAGGTAAAAAGGTATTTGACCCAAGAGATTCAGGTCAAACATTTGGAACTGTATCTACTTATGAATATTCAGATAATCCAGCTTTATGTTTCTTAGATTACATTACTAATAATGAGTATGGTAAAGGTCTAACACAATCACAAATTAATATGTCTACTTTTAGCTCTGCTGCTAATGTTTGTGATACAGAGGTTGACCAACCTTATTTTAATGGAACAGCACAATCACTTACTTGGTCTGCAACTGCTGGAAATAATTTTTTTAGCATTGGTGGTATAGACCCTAATAGTGATTGGTGGCAAAACAAAATAGGCGAACTATTAGATTTATTTGATGCTAATGGTAATGGTGTTATAGATGGTGCTGAAATTGTTGACGTACAAAGAAGTGAATTTTTTGATAGTAATGAGGAATTTCTTGTATTCATAAATGGCACGTTTGGTAGCTCTTATTCATCACAAACAGGTACTTCATTATTAAAGGTTAAAAGATTTCATTGTAATGGTTATTTAGATACTAATAAAAATGTGATGGAAAATGCGAAAGAGCTTCTCGCTAATATGAGGGGTATTTTTCTTTATATTAATGGTCAATATGAATTATCAATAGAAGATACAGGCACTTCTACATTTAGTATTACTGATAATCATATTATCTCTGATGCTGGTATATCAGTTGACTATGGTAATAAAGATAAAAAGGCAAATAAAGTTATTGTTGAATTCTTTAATGCTAATAAAAAATACGAATTAGATACAGCTACAGTTTTACATGATGCTACTCCTGAATATTACTCAGATGATAATGATGAGATACTAGAAATAAAAGCTGAATTTCCTTATATAAGTGACCCATATATTGCTTATAACATGGGTAAGGCAATATTAACTAGAAGTAGAAATCAAACTACTATGCAGTTCTTGGGAACTCCTGAAATGTATAAGTTAAATGTAGGAGATATAGTAGATTTAACTTATGCAGGTTTAGGATTCTCAAGCAAAGTTTGTAGAGTTGAAGCATTAGAATTACAACCTAATGGTTTAGTTGCAGTTAGCTTAATAGAATACTTTGATGTTTATACATGGGAAGTACCACCTCAAGAACCAGTAGAAGAATTAGCTAACTTACCTTCTGCTTATGCAGTTAAAGCTCCAACAGGATTATCATTTACTGATACTGATTCTAGTTCTACAGGTAGACCTTTTTTATCTTGGGATGAACCAACTGACTTTCCTGATTATCAATACAGAGTCAATGTTATAGATAGTTCTAGCAATCAAGTTTTAAATAGAATAGTTGATGTAGAAAATTGTGATTTAAACTTTGTACCTACAGCTTCTAATTATGTTGCTAGTGTAACTTCACTTAATACATTAGGCTCAGAATCATCTCCAGCTACTTTAACTTTTACTATTGGTGATGCACCTACAGGAAGTGCTGATATTAAAGATGATGCAGTTATAACAGACAAAATAATAAACGATGCTATCACTACGCCTAAAATATTAAATGATGCTGTTACTGATGCAAAGATAAATTCATTATCTGCTAATAAAATAACAGCAGGAACTATTGATGCTAGTCAAATAACAGTTACTAATTTAGATGCAGATAATATAACTTCAGGTACTTTAGCTACTGCTAGATTGAATGTTACAGATATTATAAGTACAGGTAATATTATTGTCACTTCAAACTTAACAGATGGGACTACATCTATTTCAGGCTCAAATATTGATACAGGAACTATAAATGCTTCAGTTGTTAATGTTACTAATATAAATGCTGATAATGTTTCTACAGGAACTTTAAATGCAAATAGAATACAAATTGATAACGTCACTATTGATACTGATGGTAGTGGTAATTTAATTATTAAATCAGGTGGTGTAGATACAAATCAATTAGCTGATGCTTCAGTTAATAATGATAAGATTGATAGCATATCAGCAACTAAGATTACTGCTGACCAATTAGATTCAGCAAGAATTAATGTTGATACTCTTAATGTTAAGAGCTTTGACAATGTAAGTTCTACGATTGTTAGTCATGTAACAGCAGGAACAAAATTCCCACTTGGAAGAGAAAGTCAGGCTTATGTTCAAAGAACTTCACCATATACAGGTAGTAATGGTTCATTTGTTCCAGTAACTATTACTCAAGTTAGAGATAATGCAGGTTATGTTGCTATCTTCTCAGGAGTTTTAGGTGATGTAAGTGGTGGTAGAGTTCAGTATTCTTTAGATAATTCTACTTGGACTAATGCAACTGGTAATACTAATATCTCTTGGAGTGCTGGAACTTATAGAGGATATACTTATGTTTATACAGGACAGATAACTACATTATCTGCATCACAATCAACTGTTTATTGGAGAGTATATTTTTCAGGAGCTTATAATCATACTCAGCTTTCACTTAATGTAATGATGGATAATACAAGATAATGAATATATTTAGTATATATAATCTAGATACAGGAGAAATAGAATATTCTACTTCTACTGTTGCAGAAATAAATGAAGTAGGTTTAACAGAAGGACAAGGTATTATTGAGGGTAGTTATCAACCTAATGAATATAAGATAGTTGATGGCGAAGCAGTAATAAGAACTGATAATACACTAGAGATATTAAGAAACAAAAGAAACGAATTATTAAAACAATCAGATTGGACTCAAGTAAATGACTGTCCTTTATCTGATTCTAAAAAACAAGAATGGGCAACATATAGGCAATCATTAAGAGATTTACCATCTACACATCAGTCAGTCAATAATATTGCTGATGTTATATTTCCAACTATCCCTGAATGATTTAAGATATATAAAATAGGATTTTTATTATGGCACAACACGATTACAACATAGCAAACCAGTCAGGTGCAGATTTTAGAGCAGATTTAAATAATGCTTTATCTGCTATTGTGACAGTCAATAGTGGAGCAACTGAACCATCAACTACATTTGCCCATCAATTATGGGTAGATACAGCTAATAGCGTATTAAAGATAAGAAACGCTGCTGATAATGCTTGGTATACAACTGGTATAAGTATTACTGCATCAAATACCTTTACAGGTGACTTAACAGGTAATGTCACTGGTAATGTAACAGGTAATGTTACAGGTAATGTCACTGGAGACTTAACAGGTAATGCTGATTCTGCTGATACTTTAAGTACAGCAAGAACCATATCTTTATCAGGAGATGTTGTAGGCTCAGCTTCTTTTGATGGTAGTGCCAACATAGATATAGATACAGTTGTTCAAATTAATTCAATTACTTTAGGAACTGATACAACTGGTGATTATGTTGAATCACTATCAGGTGGAACTGGTGTAACAGTAACAGGTGGAACTGGTGAAGGTTCTACTCCTAGTATTGCTATAGGACAAGCTGTAGCTACAACTGATGATGTTACTTTTAATATTATTACAGCAAGTGAAGAATTTATAGGTGATTTAGAAGGTGGTATAAGATTTAATGCTAAAGCAGATGGTGCTTTATCTAAAGGTGATGTAGTTTATATATCAGGTGTTAGTGGTGATGTGCCAACAGTTGGTCAAGCTAAAGCTGATGATGCTTCTAAGATGCCTGCATTTGGATTAGCTTTATCTGATGCTAATGATAATGCTGCATTACAAGTGGTTACCTTTGGTACTATTGAAGAATTAGATACTTCAGGCGTATCAGAAGGTCAAATACTTTATGTATCTACAACAGCAGGTGCTTATACAACTACAGCTCCAACAGGTGAATCAAGTCAAATACAAAACATAGGTAAAGTTATTAGAAGTCATGCTGCTGCTGGTTCAATAAAAGTAGGTGGTGCTGGAAGAAGTAACGCTACTCCTAACTTAGATAATGGCAAAATATTTATAGGTAATGCATCTAATCAAGCAGTTACATCAACTCTTGATACTTCTATAGTTGTTGAGAATACAAATTTATATTATACGCAAGCACGATTTGATACAGCATTTGGAAATAAAGATACTGATGATTTAAGTGAAGGAACTATAAATCTTTACTATACATCTACAAGAGCAAATACAGATTTTGATACAAGATTAGCTACTAAAGATACAGGTGATTTAAGTGAAGGTACTAATCTTTATTACACAACAGCTAGAGTTAATTCAGCATTTGATACTAGACTTGCAACTAAGTCTACATCTGATTTAGCAGAAGGCACTAATTTATATTACACAACTACAAGATTTGATTCTGCATTTGGTAACAAAGATACTGATGATTTAACTGAAGGTTCAACTAACCTTTACTATACAGATGCAAGAGCTAATTCAGCTATAGATGCAAGAGTTACTAAAGCATTTGTTGATGCATTAAATGTACAAGCTGCAAGCGTAGATGCTAATTCAGTTGCATTAGGAACTGATACTACAGGTAACTATGTTGCAACGATAACAGGAACAGCTAATAAGATTTCAGTGTCAGGAAGTGGTAGTGAGTCTGCAGATATAACACTATCGCTACCTGATGATGTGCAAATTGCATCTGATTTAACAGTAGCAGGTAATCTTACTGTTAATGGAACTTTAACTTCACTTGATACTACTAACTTAGATATAGAAGATAACTTATTCCAACTTAATGCAGGATTAACAGGTAGTCCTGTAAATGATTCAGGTATGCTTATTAATAGAGGTACTGCTGATAATGGTATCTTTATGTGGGACGAATCAGTAGATAAATTCACATTAGGATTAACAACAGCAGATGGTAGTGCTACAGGTAATATTACTCTTAATTCACTTGGTACTTTAGTTGCTAATATTGAAGGTGATGTTACTGGAGCAGTTACAGGTACAGTTTCTAGCTTATCTAATCATGATACTGGTGACTTGGCAGAAGGTACTAATCTTTATTATACTGATGCTAGATTTGATACTAGACTAGCTACAAAAGATACTGATGATGTATCTGAAGGCACTAGCAATCTTTACTACACAACAGCAAGATTTGATTCTGCTTTTAGTGGTAAATCTACATCTGACTTATCTGAAGGTACTAATTTATATTATACAAGTGCAAGAGCTAACTCTGATTTTGATACAAGACTTGCAACAAAAGATACTGGAAATTTAGCTGAAGGCTCTAACCTTTATTATACAGATGCAAGAGTACAAGCTGTTTCTATTAACAATGTTGTAGAAGATACAACTCCTCAGTTAGGTGGTAATTTAGATTTAAATTCAAGCGATATTACAGGTACAGGTGATATTAATATTACAGGTAGTGTTACTGCTGATGGATTGACTGTTGATGGTACAGCTACATTTAATACAGGAACAGGTACTACTAATAATTTTATTATTACAGGTACAAATGATGGTGGCTCTACTGCTCCTGATTTAGTTTTATTTAGAGACTCTGCTTCTCCTGTTGATGGTGACAACATAGGTATGCTTTTATTTAAAGGCAATAATGATGCTGGTACTTCTATAGGATATGCAGGTATTTTTGCAACAATTAATGATGCTACAAGTACAAGTGAAGATGGTAAGTTAAATTTTTCAGTAGCTACAGCTAATACAGAATCACCTTCTGGTGGTACTACCTTTATGACTATTGAAGGTGGCGGAGACATCTCCTTCTATGAAAATACAGGAACTACAGCTAAGTTCTTTTGGGATGCAAGTGCTGAAAGATTGGGAATTGGAACGACTAGTCCTGATTCTATATTACATTTATCAGGTGGTTCAGCCGAAAAAATAATTATAGAAGATTCTTCTAATCCTCGTGGAAATTATATTGGTATAGATGGTTCAGATAATTTAGTAATAGCAGCTGATGAAGATAATTTAGGTTCTTCGTCCAATATTCAGTTTAGAGTTGATGCTAGTGAGAAAATGATAATAAAAAGTAATGGCAACGTTGGAATTGGTACAACTAGTCCTGAACATGCACTTCATGTTAATGGTGGTACTGCTAATACTGTTGCTCAATTTCAAAGCACAGACGCTAACGCATATATAGAATTTTTAGATTCAGATGCAGGTGCATCAGGTTGTTTTATTGGTGGTGCTGGTGATGATTTTGTAGTATTACCTAATGCAAGTGAAAAATTTAGAGTAACATCGGCTGGTTCTGTTGGTATTGGAATTAGTAGTCCTGATAGTATTCTGCACATAGAAGGTAGTGGTGTTGATTCATTAAGATTTGGAAATATTGGTGCTTCATCTAATTCAGCTTTAAGAATATCAAGAGACGACACATCTATATCTTCAGGTAATCCTCTAGGTTATTTAGAGTTTGGTGGTAAAGATAATACTGGTACTGTTGATACTGCTCATGCTTATATAGCTGGTGTTGCATCAGGTACACATTCTGCTGGTAGCAATCCAACAGATTTAACTTTTGGTACAACTCCTAGTGGTAGCTCAACTATAAATGAAGTTATGAGAATTACATCGGCTGGTTCTGTTGGTATTGGTACCGATAGCCCAGCAAGTTTAATATCAGGTGGTTCAAGCCCAATATTATCTATTGGTGGTACTGATGGTGGTTTGACCACAGGTGAGAAAGCAGGAACTATTAGTTTCATAACTAGTGATGCAAGTTATACAAATACTTATTCAGATGGCATAACTGGTGAAATTGCTTCTATAGCAACATCAAGCACAGGTGCTGCTTATGGGTTAGCATTTTATACTGGAACTATTACAGGCTCAAACAGAGGAGAACGTCTTAGAATAGACCATGCTGGAAATGTTGGAATTGGCACCGATAGTCCTACTGCAACCCTAGAAATAAATAAAGGTAGTGCAGGTGAATATTTACGAGCTGGTGGTTATTCATCAAACGCACGTTCATTGGTTTTTACAAGTTCAACATCAAGTGGTGGTAGCAGTAGTGCTTTACATACTATAAAAGCTAATAGTACGGCTGGTGAAATTGCTTTTGCGAATGGTGATGGCACTATTATGTATCTTAAAGATGGCGGCAACGTTGGAATTGGAACGAGTAGTCCTGAAAACAATCTGCACATTTTTACAAATAGTGGTGACGAAGGTTTAACAATTAAATCTACAGGTGATACTTCTAATGCAATTATTATTGATGCAAATAGAGGTAATGCAGGGGCAGCTATCAATGCACTTACAGGTAAATGGAATGGAACTACTGTTGCAGATATGTTATTTCTTACAGGCTCAGATACTACTAATAAAGATGATGGGGTTATAACTTTTAGAACTTCATCAGCAGATAATATCGCAGAAAGAGCTAGATTAGATACTTCAGGCAACTTGTTGGTGGGTACTACTTCAACAGGTGTTGCTGGTAGTAGTACAAATAATGGTGTTCAAATACAACAAAGTGGTGCAATAAATGCTGCTGTTAATAGTGCACCTGTAGCTTATTTTAATAGGCAAACATCTGATGGTGATATTGTAGTTTTAAGAAAAGCAGGCTCAACAGTTGGAATTATTGGTGTTGCTTCAAGTGACAATATGTATTTATGCAGCACATCTACAAATCATGCAGGAATACTATTTGGCACAAATATAATATACGCAACAAACAATACAGGTGCGGCTACTGATAATATTACTGACTTGGGTTCAAGTAGTTATAGATTTGATGATATCTACGCCACCAATGGCACTATACAAACTTCAGACAGAAACGAAAAACAAGATATAGAAGCTCTAACAGATGCAGAAACTAGAGTAGCTGTTGCAGCTAAAGGACTATTAAGAAAGTTTAGATGGCAATCTGCTGTTGAAGAAAAAGGTGATGAAGCTAGAATCCACTTTGGAATCATAGCTCAAGACTTACAAGATGCTTTTACTGCTGAAGGATTAGATGCAAGTGATTATGCTATGTTTATTAGTACCACTTGGTGGGAAACTGAAGAGGTTATACCAGCAGTAGAAGAAGAATTAGATGAAGATGGCAATGTAGTTACAGAAGCACAAGAGGAAAAAATTGTAACTAATACTTATGATTCAGAAGAAGAAGCTCCTGAAAATGCAATAGAAAAAACTAGACTAGGAGTTAGATATTCTGAACTTTTAGCATTTATTATTGCTAGCCTTTAAAAGAACAGTATATAATTTAATTTTAATAAACTTATAGGAGAGTTAAATGAGTAAAGAAGAAAATAAAATGGAAAATCAAGAACCAGTAATAATCACATTTAATAACGTAGAGTACAGAGCTGCTGATTTAAATGAAGAGCAAATGGCACTTGCTGCTAAATTAAATGTTGCTGGTAAAAAACTAGCTAGACTTCAAGAGCATTATGATGATTATGTCATTACTAACGAATACAAAAACTTAGTAATTGAATCATTTGATAGAGCTATTAATGCTGAAGAAGAAGTTGAGGTAGTAGAGGAAGAATAATGCCAAGAGTCACCGCACAAGATATCGGAGTTGAATTAGAAAAACACGAAATCCAATGCGGTGAAAGATGGACTCAAAACTGGAATAGACTAAAAAAGATAGAAGAACAAGTTAAAGATTTAGATGGCAAAACTGAAGCTAAACTTAACAAAATTGACTGGTCTATTAAAGGTGGTTTGGGTGCAGTGATATTAATACTATTAAGTGGCATTATCACCTTGATTATTAAATTATGATAGATAAACTAATCCAACCTGTTGGTGACATATTAGATAAATTTGTTGCTGATAAAGATTTAAAAATAAAACTTTCCCACGAGCTGGAGAAAGAAATAATTTCGTTAAACAAAGCACAATTAGAAGTAAATAAAGTTGAAGCAAAACACAATAACATATTCGTTTCAGGCTGGCGTCCTGCTATTGGTTGGATATGTGGTTTTTCAATCGGTTATCACTTTATCTTAGAACCTATTATTCAATATATTCTTATCGTCAATGCAATTCAATTTGAAACGCCTGAGTTTGACTTTAGCCAATTATCTACAATCGTTATGGCTATGCTTGGGATGTCAACACTTAGAACCTACGAAAAAACCAAAAAGTAAAATGTACGACAACATCAAAGAAATGCTAATCAAGAATGAAGGATTGGTATGTCAACCTTATCATTGTAGTGCTAACAAGCTAACAATAGGCGTAGGCAGGAACTTAGAAGCTAATGGTATATCAGAAGATGAAGCTATGTATCTTTTAGAGAATGATATCAATAGAGTTGTAGCTAATTTAGATAAGATGTGGGAAGTATGGAGAAGTTTTCCTGCACCTGCTCAAGAAGTATGTGTTGATATGGCATTTCAAATGGGTATAGCAGGATTTATGAATTTTAGACAAACAAGAGCATTGATGGAGATGGGATGCTGGTTAGAAGCATCAGAGGAAGTTTTAAGAAGTAAGTATGCAGTTCAAACACCAAATAGGGCAGCTAGGAATTCAAGAAAACTAGCTTTGTGTAAAAGTGCCAAGAAAAACATCAGACCAACATCAAGCTAATTCTAGACTTGGTGCATTAGGAGAATCATTAGTTCAAACCTTCTTGCTTGAGTACGCTGACTTTTGTTATCCAACCCAAGAAAAACATCCTGCTGATTTAATGGTTGAATTTGGTTCAGCTAAATATACAGTGCAAGTAAAAAGCAGAAGAGCAACTAAAGAAAAGAAGTTTATTTTTGCTGCTGAGAACTCAAGGTCAATGTCTGAAACTTACAAACATTACACTTGCGACATATTAGCTTTTGTATTCTTTGATGAAGATAAAAAGCGAATCATGTTCAAAGCAAATACATCATCACAAAACTATTTTACTTTTGATAAGAAAGCTATCACTGAATCTATGGAATTAGATTCCCTAAAAGAAACACTAGACAATCTAAGTTCAGTTCCAGTTCTGAATCCTATAATTTAATACTTGCTCTTTATATATTTATATATATAATCTTACTTATGTTTTTAAAAGTAAGGAGTTAACAACATGAGATGGGATAAAGCATACCACTACAAAGGCTACAAGATAGAGAAGGACTTTGACCATAATGGCAGAATGACACTATGGACTGCTAAACCTCAAGAGGAGTTTCTTAAGAAGAGAAGAGAGCTAGAGAAGCAGAAGATAGTAAAAGAATGGCATGGTGCTGATTGCACCTGTTCTAAGTGTACTTTGACTGAACAAGAAGCTGAACATCAAAGAATGATTAATGAGAAGATTAGTAACCTTATCTTATCTATGAGGGTCAACAGCATCACTTGCAACACTATGAAAGAGTGTAAAGCTGAGATAGATAAGCTAGAAAAATAAATTAAAATATTTTCATATAATTGTATACATTTATATATTTATATGTATAATGGTAGTATGTTAATTAAAAATAAGGAGTTAAATAACATGACAAACATACAATTAATACAACAACTAGAAGCTGAAAGGTCAAGATTGCTAGGTTTATCTAGAAGACAGCAAATACAAATTTTACAGCAAACTTCACATGGTGAATTTAGGGCTGTTATTAGAGATATTGAAAATACCATTAGAACCTTATACATAACTGCATAATGACTAGATACACACTACAAGTTCAACTACCCAGTATAGGCTGGGTGGTTGCTATCAAGACTAGCGACTTGTTCTACATGGCTAGCAAGAGAGCAAGATTAATTAAAGAAGGGCATAAGGTTAAATTAACTAAGGAGAAGAAGAATGGTTAGACTACCTGAAAAAGTACAAAAAGAAATAAGACAGCTTAGTATTGAAGAACTAAGAATATTATTTGAAGGATGTATTTTTAACAAAAAAATTGATAAAGATAGAAGAGCTGTTCTTTGTAAGTATATTGAGAAGCGATTAAATAAGTTGTTGAAGCAAAAAGACTACAACGATACAAGCATACCTGACCATGAGTATATTGCTAAATGGGGTACTAAATAATGAACCTAATGTGCAATACCAAACATGGTGCTATTGAATGGAGATGGAAAGATTCAGGTCAACCATCTCCTGAATACAAATCATTGAATCATCAATGGTGGATTCCTAAGAAGTCTGAGTTTGAATTAGTAACTAAAGTTGATGCTTCTATCAAACAAGAAATCAAAGACGAGATTTGGGAAGATATGCAATCTGATTTTGAGTATCAGAAAGGCATTTATAAGATTCATAAATTAAATAAAAAGAATTTAAAATAATTGTATACATTTATATATTTTTATATATAATGGGTGTATGTTAATTAAAAATAAGGAGTTAAATAACATGAACAAATATGAAAATCTAGAAAATCTAATAAAGCAACTTGATAACATCAATGCTGAGTATGAGAAGAAGATGGATAAGCTCAGAGCCAAACAAGATAGAGATGCTAGTTTTATGTGGCAAAGAATTGCTATTGAGAAAGCTAAGTTAAGAGAGGGGGATAAGTAATGAAGTATGAATTTTACATCTATACAAAAGATGGTGAAGATACTTGGAACTGGAGTATTGATAATTGGAATCTTGTTCAAGATGACATTAAACAAAACCAGCATGACAAATCTTTTAGTGTAGAAGTTCAGAGATGGCATGGTGAAAGTGATTTTGATTTTGTTGAGGTATACCCAAAAGACGATTCAAAATATCTACCACTATATATTCAACAAAAAGTTAAACGAGCATTACAAGGGGGTAAGTAATGGCTAGATACACACATGAAGAAAAAGCACTTATGGTTTATGCTTTAAATCTTATGGCAGGAGAATCAAATATTTGGAATGATGAAACGCATGACAAAATATTCACACTTATTGATAAGGTTGATACTCCATTTATTACTGATGATGACAGTGGTTTGTACAACAAAAAATATCAAAACTATATGAAAAATTGGGAGAGTAAATAATGAAAACACAACAACAATATTTTGATGAGATAAATGACAACTGGTATAAGTTTGCTAGTAAAGGAGATTGCTTTGTAAAAAGAAGATTGAGAAAACTTACTACTAAAAATTTAGAGTATGTAAATTCTTTATTGAGAGAAGAGATATCAAATCTTGAGGGTAGTCCTAGTGAGATTGCAGTTACTTCTTCTTCAATGCAGAGAAAAGTAGATTATATTGATTATCTAATTAACAAAAGGGAGAGTAAATAATGGATATACAACTATTACCAGTATTAATCTTTATGGCATTTTGTTTATACGCAACTGCCATAATTATCAACGACAGGAACAACAGAAAATGAATGTAACATTTAATTTAATGGGTGGTGGTGAATTAAATATTCCTGCTAGAGCAATCAGTGGTTTCTATAAAGATGAATTTACCAGTGAGGTCATAGTTGAAGTCAATGGTGATGAATACAAAGTCAGAGACTCACTAGATGAAGTTAGATATATATTGGGGTTAGCAAAATGATAAGTGCAAGTGAAATAGAAAAAGCTAGAAGTATTATTACAAATGAAGTTAATGAATACTTAAATGTTGGTGCTACAAAAATTAGCACTTATCAGGCTATGTCAAGAAAATACAGGATGAATTCTAAAGGTGTTGCTAATTTTGTTGAAAAGCAACCAACTGGATTTAGAGTATTACAAAAATATGCAACAAAGATATTGGAGTATAAAGAATGAAAATAGAATCATTAAAGAACTTTGAATCTAAGCAAAAAGGTCAGGCTCTTATTTATAAAGACTTACCCAACGAGGATTATCATGCAAGTGTAGGAATCAGTAGTAGTTATGTTAGAAGGTTTGGGCAATCCCAACTTCATGCAGTTAATCATACTTCTGAATCTACTCCAGCATTAAAGTTTGGAACAGCAGCACATTCTTTATTAGTAGAAGGACAAGAAGCATTTGATAAAGAAGTCAGGGTGCTTACAGGTTCTCCTTATACCAAAGCATATAAAGAAGAGAAGGCTGAATATGAAGAGCAGGGATTCATAGTATTAAAAGAAGATGAAGCTGAGATTATTACTGGCATGAAAGAGAATATGATATATGAGGGTAATGCTTATTTAAATGCAACTGGCAAGATACCTGAAGCAAGCATCTATTGGTATGAAGATGATGTGCTATGTAAATGTAGACCTGATGTTATGTGTCCGCCTTTAGATGAGCCTAATTCAGATAACAAGATAGTTGTTATAGATTATAAAACTACTATATCTTGCGAACCTCATGCTTTTAATTATTCAGTTAAGAAGTATGGCTATGATATGCAAGCTGCTTATTATAGAAGAGGAGTTGAGATGGCTGGATATGAAGTAACTGATTTCTTATTCATAGCCCAAGAGAAAGTACAACCTTTTGCATCTAAAGTATTTAGAATCACAAAAGAACAAATGGATTATGGCTGGACTATGATGGAGCAATATCTGAATGATTATAAAGAATATCAAAAGGGTAAACCTCTAAGTATTTACAATAGTCCTAATGTTGTGGATTTGGTGTTGTAAGTAAGGGCAAATAGATATATGAGAGTATTTAGATTTATGGAGAGTTTATCAATTGCCCTTGAACTAAGTATAAGGGTTTTTGGAAGAGTAGGTAATAAAGTTCTAGCTTTATTATCAAATTAAATATAATATAAAAAGTGGAGAGTCATTATGGACGAAAAAACAAAAAAGGCACTTTGGATTCCTGAAGAATTACATAAGGATATCAAAGTGTTTGCAATTACAAATAATATGAATATTGAATCTGCTACTCAGCTATTGCTGAAGCTAGGCATGGTTTCTTATAAGGAGAATAATCATGGGTCAGCATAAAGCAAAAGTTGAGCAACGTAGAAAAGAACTAGAAGCTGAAAAGCTAGACAAGCAAATCAAAACATATTATTTTCAAAAAGGTGCTGGTAAGCATTACAGGGAAGTAACATATATGAGTGGCAAAGTAGTAAGGACTGATTACGATGCTTGAGTGGATTCTATATTTTATTGCAGGAATATTTGGATTAGTATTTATAGGAATCATTTTAAGTGTACTAGCATTTATATACATAATTAGAGAGTTAGATTAATGCAGATACCATTTCCTAATAAAAAATATAACATCATATATGCTGACCCTGCTTGGGATGTGAAAAGAGGTTGTGATTGGAACTCTAATGGCAAGACAAGACCATTACCATATCCAACAATGACAATACAAGATATAAAAAACTTACCTGTGAGGGATATATCAGAAAAAAATTGCAAGCTATATTTATGGACTATAAACAAATATTTAAAAGAGTCTTTTGATGTAATTAATGCTTGGGGTTTTAAATATAGCACAACTTTAATTTGGGCAAAAAAACCAAGAGGATTGGGGCTGGGTGGAACTTTTACTACTAATGCTGAATATTTGTTACTTGCTTATAAAGGTGTGCAGAATGCTTTAATCAAACATGATACTTGCTGGTGGGAATTGCCAAGAAGTTATCATAGCAAAAAACCTGATTTTTTTAGAGATATGATTGCAAAAACTTATGATAAAAAAGAAAAAAAAATAGAACTATTTGCAAGAGAAAAAGTAGATGGTTGGGATTCTTGGGGTAATGAGGTTTAACATGGTAAACAGCAGAAATAAAGGTGCAGCTTTTGAGAGGGTTATAGTTAATAAACTTAATGCAGTTTTAGAAGAGAAAGGTTTTGATGAGAGAGTAAAAAGAAATCTTGACCAGTATCAAACTAAAGGCATGGCTGATATTTATTTCAGAAACTTTGCGATTGAATGTAAAAGATATAAAAACAATGGTAAGCAGAATATTTACAAGAACGAATGGTGGCAACAAGCAATAGATAGTGCTGGTGATAACTTAATACCTATATTGATATATAAGTTTGATAGAAGAAGCATTATGTGTGTTGTGCCACTATTTTTAATGAACAACTTTGATAAGGCTAATTGGGAATGCACATATATGTGTCCTTTATCAGATATATGTGAAAGGTTAGATGAAATCATACAAAGAGCAGATGGATTTAAACAGCTACCTGCTTGAGCAGGACTTTGAAGATTATTGTAGGTTCGCCTACGAGAAGATACAAAGTGCTTGCGAATTTCTTGGCATTATAAATGACGAGGATTATGAAAGTTTTAAGGAAAGGTGTTACACCCAACTTGAAGCTGATTATTTAAACAGTATTGAGAAAACAATACATTAACCATAGGAGAGTATATGGATATATTAGGTGGAATGAGTAGTTCCAACAGTGAGAGTCAGCAAGTTTATCTTGCTTTTAAAACATCACATCAGCAATTTTTTGCTAATGGTGAAACGCCTGTTGAGTTCCAATATCTGCAACTTGACCCTGCAACATTCAAATCAGGATGGGGTAGGTATACAAGAGCAGATGGTTTTGAATATCAATGGGATGAAAAATTTGGTGTAGTTAGTCCTAAACCAGCAGAGGATTTTAAAAGAGCATTTAGTGCTTGGGTATTTCCTCAAGGAGCACAACATGCTTACTTATGGCAAAGATTTACTTATGCTGAATCAAGTGCATTTAATAGCTTGTTAGCTACATTTTGGAATCAAATGGATGCTAGTTCTACAAGTTTACCTGTAGTTAAATTTGAGGGTTCTAAACCTATACAAGTTGGCATGGGTAATTCTTCTGAATTAACATTTAGCTTTGCTAAATTTGCACCAAGAAGTGATGGTTTTGTAATACCTAGTTGGTATTTAGACCAAGAAGCACCAGTAGAGGACACATTTAAAAGTCCTAATGATGGTCTTAGCGATAAAGTAGCTGAGATGATTGAACAAAATGATGATGATGACATTCCATTTTGATGCAACAGATAGACTGGCAAAGAATAGCACCTGAAGTTGCACTACAACTACTAGGTGAACCTAGAACCAAAAGGTCACATGAATGGCGATATGGTACACATGGTTCTCTAGTAGTTAATGTAGATGCTGGAACTTGGTGGGATTTTGAAAATGATAAAGGTGGTGGATTAATAGATTTAATCAAACACATGAATCAAGATGTCAATTCTATTTTAAAACAGTTTGGTTATGACTTAGCACTACATTCAAATGACTCCTTATTAAGCGGTTTCAACCCCCCTAAAAGTAAAACCGCAGGTAGTGCTAGGTCATTCTCTCGTGAGCAGATGATTGACCTTTACAAGCAAGCTATTGTGAAGGTCAAGTATGCTGATAACTTTATGGTTTTAAGATTCCCTGAAGGACATTTTATTAAGCAAAAATACGCACCATTTACCCTTAATCCTGATAGCAGTTGGTCTATGAAGCGACCTGAAGGCTCTCTACCTATTTATTACACAAATAAGTACCCTGACAAGGCAATTATTATAAATGAAGGTGAGAAGGCTCTTAGAGGATGTGAAGCGATTTATGAGGGTGATAGCTGTACTTGGCATGGTGGAGTCAATTCTTGGGAGAAAGCAGATTGGAGTCCTATTTTTGGCAGAGATGTAGTTATATTTCCTGACAACGATGAAGCAGGAATTAAGTGTGCAAATGATATATCTAAGTATCTAAAAGAAAATCAATGTAAGGTGAAGATAGTACAACCACCAGCAGACTTTAATGAGAAAGATGATTTATACGATGCATACGAATCAGGTTATTTTAAAGATTCAAAACAATTAGAAGATTATATAAACAAGAATGAGGTAGCACGTCCTAAAGGTGCTTTATATTTCCAAACAGTCAATGAGATTATGGAAAAGATGACTGAGCCTGACTGGTTAGTAGATAGGTGTATAGAAAGAGCTACAGTTACAAGTATTTATGGAGCTCCTAAGAGTGGTAAGTCATTTATAGCTATTGCTATGGCTTGCTCTATTGCATCAGGTAAAGATTTCTATGGATTTGATACTAAACCATCTACAGTGCTGTATTTAGCTGGTGAGGGTCATACTGCTGTTGCTAGACGTATTAAGAGCTATGAGCAGTTCTATAGCAGAAGTTTATCTGAAGCACCTTTATTAATATCTAATAGGGGTTCAAGAATAGGTGATGATGCTGAATTTGCTATGTTGCAAGAAGTTTGTAGAGACATAGAAAGAGAGCATGGGAATGTGGGCATGATTATTGTTGATACTCTTGCTAGAAACTATGGACTCAATGAGAACAGCACTGAGGACATGAATAAGTTTATTCAGCGTATTGATGAGCTAAAGGAAGAATTCCAAGCATCTATGGTTATTGTGCATCATACAGGTCATGGTTCTAATGGTAGAGCTAGAGGTAGCTCAGTATTACCAGCAGCTTTAGATTATGAATTTAGGGTTGATAGAGATAAGAACAGTGATGACAAGGCTATGCTTGTTACTTTGAAGCAAACATTAGTTAAAGATGGTACGCCTATTGATGATTTATATTTCCAATTCAAAGAACTTACATTATATGGATATGAGGGTGTTACATCAGGCGTATTGGCATTGACTGATGAAAAACCTAAAACAAGTATTTATACTCCTGCTAGAGTAAAAACAATTGAAGCAATTGAAGAGTATCAAAAAGAAAAGAATCCAAATAATCCTATAGATGTTTGGGTAAAGGTTGGTGTTTTAGCAGCAATTATGGATATAAAAAGACCTACATTATCAGGTAGATTAAAAGATATGCTTGAACTAAATATGATTAATTATGATGAAAGAAAGGGTTATCAAGCAAAAACTTGGGATAATCAGATTTTTGAAGCTAAAGGAGAATATTAATATGGTTTGGTTTTGGTTTGGTTTTGGTTTGGTTTTGGTTTGGTTTTTTAGCCAAATTATCAAAAAGTTGGTTGGTTTGGTTTGTATTTCTAATACAACCAACCCAAACCACTATGTAATTCAAGTATTATGACCAAACCAATAAAAACATATTTAGATGAAACTTTAGAACAAAAGTTAAAAGAATTAAGAACTTATGAACTTGATACTTATGTTAAGTGGGGTAATCGAAAACGTATCTTTAAAATAGTAGGTGTTAATTTTGAGATTAAGTTTTGTAGAGCAGAACAAATGTTAAAAGAATCTTTACAAAACGATTCTACTCAAAAGAAACTAAAAATGGTTGAAATGATGATAAGAGCCTTTGAACAATTAAATATCAAATGTGAAGAAAGTGGATATATACAAATACAACCAAATGCTAGATGTTTTAACTTTGATAATAAGACAGCTTTGATTTGTGATACTGATGCTGATAAACCTGTATTAGAAAAAATACACAAAGATGAAAAAGATATGGTGATATTTAGCGTAGAAGAATTATTAAGATGTTTACCTAAAGATTTTATGCAAGCAAAAGTATTGCTATCTAAATTAGATAAGTCAGTTAATTTTCAGAAGGTTATATTTGAAAAAGATAAAAAGATAATAACAAAAGAAAATAGTGTTGATGAAAAATCATATCAATATCAGGTTGTTGAAAACTTGCACAATTTTTTAAAAATAACTTTAACAGATGAAGATTTACAAAAATTAGATTTGTTTGCTAATGAATGTATAAAAGCTAAAAGTACAGAACGTCATCACAAAGAAGACCCTAACGCTACAAAAAAAAGATTTTTGACAGGTTATGGTGGAGAGATGGCAGTAGAAAAATATTTAAATAAAAAATTTATAGATTGGACAGTTGGAAAGTCTGCTAACTATATAGCATCAGACTTATCTAAAATTGGTTTAAATGTAGGTGTGAAGACTGCTGGTTATGGTAAGTTTGTTTTAGTACCAAAGAGAAATAAAAATTCAGAAATAATTGTAATTAAACACTACAATGATAAAGATTTTTATATTTGTGGTGTAGCTGATAAGAGTATTTTAAATAAATATACTGACGATTCCTCTGTTCTTGATGAGAATGCTAAAAAAAGAAAAACAGCTTTTTATGGATATAGATATTTAAAACCAATAAACAAATTAAAAGAGTTTTTAGAAAATGTCTAAGTGGCATGGTGGTAAAGGTTCGCGTAGACGCAAGGAAGATAAGAAAAAGATAGATGCTAACTGGGATAAGATATTTAAGAAGGAGAAGAAGAATGCCAATAAAACTAAAACCAAGTGCAAAGATTAGAGATAGAGCTACAGGTAAAACAAGAACCGAGCATTACTATCTAAAGTGTATGACACTAAAAGAACTGAATGATTACATTGAATCGCCAAGTGCTAAGAAAAAGGTCATACAAAAATGTAAGAATGAAATAATAAGGAGAGAGAAATGAGTGACCAAGTAAACCATCCACCTCATTACAACAAGGGTGGACTAGAATGTATTGACTATATCAAACAACAATTAGGTAGGGAATTTCCTGCTTATCTTGAAGGTAATGCAATTAAATACCTGCATCGCCACAAATACAAAGATGCCAATATACAAGACTTACAGAAGTCTGTTTGGTATATTAATAAGTTAATAGAACATTACGAGAACTTATGAAGATAGATAAACAAAAATTAGAACAGAAGATTAAGGAAGGCAAATCATCACATGATATTGCTATGACTTATGATGTGCATCCATCTACTATAAGAAGGAAAGCAAAAGAGTTAGGACTAAAGTTTCAAACACAATCGCATTGGAGAAAGGGATGAAAGTTTCTGTAAAAGATAATATTAAAGATGTGACCAAGTGGACAACTAACGTGCAAAAGAAACAAGTACCATTTGCAACTGCTATGGCTATCAATAAGACATTAGGTATTGGTAAAGGTAATCGCATGAGAGGATTAGACAGAGAGATGCAGAAACAAATGATACAAAAGCTAGATAGACCAATGGCTAGAACTACTAAGGCTTTTTATAGGATAGCTGCAAGAAAGACCAGTCTTACTGGTACATTAGGTTTTACTGAATGGGCAAACAAGTTTATGCAGTATCTAGTACATGGTGGTGTAAGGTCAGGCGAATCATCTAAGGTTGGTGTGCCTTATGTTCCTAATGCTAAGTTAAATAAATTTGGTAATATAGCTGGAAGAAAGAGTGGTCTGATTAAAAAGCAATCACAATTTATTGGCAATATAAAAAGTATTGATGGTGTTTGGGAAAGACAAAAAGATAGGTCAGTAAAGCTAATGGTGGCATTTAAAAACAGTGTAACTTATAACGCTATGTTTCCCTTCTACAAGATAGCTGAGAAATATAGCAAGGCTAGGTTTGATAAGAACTTTGCTGAAGAATTAACTAAAGCACTAAGGAGTGCCAAATGATAGGTTCTTTTACAACATTCAACGTGGGTTATTCGCGACCACAGTTTTTTTTTAGCGACAGTCCAAATCTAATAGGGTAATAAACGCACTGTATGGCTACACAAAGAGAAGTTGCAGACCATTTGGATTTATCAGTCAAAAGAGTCTCAGAACTCATTA